GGGAACTGAGCCGCGCTGATAACGTCCGCAGGGCTGATGTCCAAGACTTCAGCGCCCGAGTAGTACATTGCGGTACTGTTTGCTTGGAACGACAATTCTTGCAGAATGGTCGAACCGCCGGTGAACGGCTTGTACCGTCCTTTTTCACGCAGACGGGTCAGCAAAGCATTGTTTTTGGTCACGTTATCGGCGACTGTGCCGGAACGCGATTCAATGGTCGTTGCCAAAACGTCTGAGTAGTTTGCATTTGCGTATGCCATGACTAACTCCTATTTAACCGAAAGACCGTAGCGCATTGGCTATCACGGCCCGCCGGTCGGTTTGATTAATGACGGGGTTTGCGCTGCCACCAGGTGCGCCGCGCACACTTACCGCCGCTGTTCTTGCTCTTTGCACTTGGGCTTGCGCTTGCGACTGCTGTTGCTGTTGAGCATACAAACTTTGCGCTATTTGCGGATCAAGCCTAATTGCCGTGTCATATGCCAATTGCAATTTCTCGCGTTCGGACATCTGACTTGTGTCTCCTAAAACCTGTGGCGCTTGGAGAAGCTGCAACATCCGGTCGGAAACTGCCTCAAAGTGCATATTTGCGGGGTCGCTCGCAAACTGCTGGATAACAGAGAGTGCCCTGTTTTCGTTCGATTTCTGCGCTTGGTACTGTTGCTGCGTTATGTGTTGCGTCAGTTGCTGTACTTGTTGCGCGAGATCATTGTAATGCGAATCCTGCTGAACCGGTGCAGTCCCGCCCAAATGGGCAGAAACTTGGTCAATCGGAATCTGAAACTGCTGGATCATGTGGGCCACAGCCTGGCTCTTTTGTGCCGGTGTGCCCGTTCGCAGCAAAGCCGCAGTTTGCAAAAGTGGAGCAATTGCCTGTGCCGGAGTGGTGTTTTCGTTCCGCAGAATCCACTCATAAGGAGCAAATTGCTCGGTGATGGCCCGTGCCTCGGCATCCCGTGTCTTGTACTGGCTGATGCCTTTTTCGTAATCGGCATCGCGCTGGGCAAAGGCTTGTTGCAGTTCGGGCGGGGCTTTTTCCCAATGGTCTTTCAGTTCCAGCCGCAGGGATTTGGGCATATCCACCCGAGGTTTTTCGGGCGTATTGGGCGCTTGGGATTCGCCGGTTGGAAATTTAGGCGCAAATTTGCCCTTTTCGCGGGGCTGATTTGCGGTTTTGCCTTGGTTTGCAGGGTCAGATGATGTTTTTGCCAAGGCCTCGCGGATGGTGTCAGCACGGCTTTGCGGCTCGGCTGGCGGCGTGGATGCCGCTGGCGCTTCGGGCGTTGAAACTAATTCGGTCGTGTCGGGTGCGACAACTTCGTTTTCCATCATTTCATCCTTTTCATTTGGTCGAGGGTCATTTTGATCATTTCCTTGCGCTCGGGCGGCGGTCGGTTGTGCAACCGATTTGCCATCTCCACGTTCAAGTTGCTGCGCTGAGTCGGCGCAATGGGTGCGCCTGGGCGGTCAAATTCCTGCACCCGTGCCACTTGTCCACGCAAGCGGGCGGTATGTGCCTCTTTTTTCTTTTGCCATTGTTCTTTGGCGTATTTGACATCCGAATGGCCCATCTCAATGGAATCGGTGGCCTTCAAATGTTCGCGCCATTGTGCGCGGCCCATGATCATCTGACCGTCAGGCGACCGAAAAGGCTCAATGTCGCCAAAGATCATCATGCGGTCGGCGGTCGGCCCTTTGCTTCGCTCATAAGGCTCGGAGCCGTCAGACGGGAAAACCCATGTTTCTTTCATAGCATTTCCAGTAGTTGTGCGATTTCTTCGTCATCACGTTGCAATCTTATCCGAAATTCAAGCTGCCTTACTTTTTCCATCATGGCGGCGTAGTCAATTGGGTCACGGGCGGCAATTTCAATCGCCTGAGTCGGTGCGCTGGTCAGTTCTTCGCGCTCAGCAGGCGGCAAGCCAAACAGGGCTTCGCGCAGCTTTAACTTGCGCTGATCTTCGGCCCGCCGGTCAGCGTCCCATTGTTGATCGCGCTTTTTCTCATCAAACCCAAAGTGCCCGCCTAATGGAATTTCTGCCGGTGGCGCGGGCGCACCTTCATATGCGGTACTAAATGGAAGTGCGGCAAAGGCTGAAAAGCCAAACATTTATGCGCCCCATACAGCGGCAAGACCGTCTGCATAGGTCTTGTTCACAATGTCTGTACCGGCTGACGGTGCTGTGGAAATTGTGCCGGTGGTGGCGGCAATGTTCAAAAATGTGCCGTTTCGGGCCGTGGTTGCGCCAATGGTCATGTTGTCCATTGTTCCCACATTGATCGGGGCAACTTCAATTGAACCCGTTCCGCTGGGCTTCATGTGGACATGGCCTGTACCGGTCGGGCTGATGTCAATTTGCGCGTTTGACCCGTTCATGTTGGTTGAAACATTGACCGATATGTTGTCGCCGCCGCCAGCGCCCATGCTGATCTGAGTTGTGCCAGCAGAGTTTTTCAGCGACAAACCGCCCGAATTGGTGGCTTGCACCGTTGGCGTTGTCAGCTTGGTCAAAACCGCATCGGAACCGGCGGTGACCGCCTTTTGGGACGGCAAGGTTACAAACACATCTTTTGTGCCTGCGCCAAAAACAATCTTGCTGCCGGTGCTAGACGAAATCACCGTGTCACGGGTCAATGTGCCCGCTGAGTACGTTCCAATGCCTACTTCCCATTGGGCATCCAGCGTGATTGTGTAGTAGGTCGTGTTCCCATCGCCCACCGCGCTAAATGACTGAAAGCCGGTAACCGACCCGTCCAGCGTAAATGTGCCCGATCCCGTTGTCGTGGATGTCTGTCTGACCCGATCCGCGAGAACAAGGCTCATTGGACGGCCTCCACGCCGACCACCATTCCATCAGGGCCGCGAATGACCCGCTTGGGCGCGTTCAACTTTTGCATAGCAGCGCCAATGTTTTGCATGGATTCGCCGTGCAGATTTGCCATGTTGTCGTGCAAGGCGGTGATCTTGTCCATCGCTTGGACGATTGTGCCGCCCAGTTCGTTGGTTATTTGTGCAGCCGCTGCTTCAACAACCGGTAGGTCGATTCCAGGGTTGCTACCAATGCGAGCCACCATGATTTTGGTCGCTGCATCCAATTCGGCTTTCCATCGTTCATATTCTTCCTTACCAGCCATTTCACGGGCTTTGATTTGCAATTCGTTGTTTTGCTTGGCAGTCTCAAAGTCAGCTTTCATCTGCGCCAATTGCATTTCTGCTTGCATCTTGGCTTGCTGAATCTGCATTTCAAGTTGCGCCTTGCCTTGTTCAATCTGCGCCTGCGCCTGCATCTTCATTTGTTCGGTCTGCGCTTGCGCTTGCATCCGCATCTGTTCTGCTTGCTGGTCGGCTTGGATTTGCATCATCTCAGGCGGCGGGCCAGCCGGTTGTTGTTTAGCCATTGCCGCTTTTTCTTCCAAGGCTTTCATGGCGCGTTCAACTGCGCTTTCCAGCCCGCGACCGGCGCGGAACCGGCGCACCAAGAACAACAGCATCTCGGAGGCCATTGGCAGGGTTTCGGGCGCTGCGCTAATCATGGGGATTGCCTCACGCAAAAACAGTCCAATTGCTTGGATGGCCTCTTGTGCGCCTTGTTTCTCTGCTTGTTCGTCAATCTGCGCCAAGCTGTCGGCTTCAACCGCAATGTGGAAGTCGCGGATGGTGCTGTTGGACAGCATTTGCACGGCGGCTTGCAGCAGTTGCGGGTCTTGCCCATCGGGTGTGTCCATCACGCCGGACATCTGCACAATCAACTCAGGCGGGTAAAACTTGCAGATGACTTGCGCTTTTAGCTTGAAGATGTCGCTGGCAAATCGCGCCACATCGCCTTGGCTGCTTCGCATCCGCAAGCTACCAAAATTGGCTTTTAGTTGCTGTGCGCCGAGGGTTTCTTGGGCTTTGGACGCGCCGCGCAGGATGTCCGAGATGCCCATGATCTCGTAGATGGCCTGCTTGACTTGCTCCCGTGCTGAGTACAGTTCCCGCAAGGTGACAATGATGGTCGAGGTGTCCATCATGTCGATAGCGCCCTTTAGACCGCCCTTTTCCGACATTGCTGCCCATGAGGTCACGGGGAACAACTTGTTGTCCACGCCTTCAGTGAACAGACGGCCCAATTCCTTGAATTCGGCATTGAATACACCGACCGCTTTGCAGGCTTTGGTCAGCAAGTAGATGCGCTGGGTTAAGTTGTCCAGTTCCTGCGCTTGGTCTTCGTACTCAGCATAGTCCGGCACGGGGATCATCGTCCCTGTTGTGGTGGTCGCCATCAGCGGGCGCGGGCAGGGAAAGAATTCTTCTAGTTCCAGCGGGTCATCGCGCTCATCTAGCGCCTGTGGATAACCTTTGGCAACCCAGCAAACTTTACCAGTGCGCTTGTTCCAAATCTCAAAAACCTTGGCTTTTTTGTCGTAAGTGTTGCGGGCGGTCATTGGATTTTTTGCATCCATGTCCGTGTTGCTGCTGTCTAGGCCCACGTTCTTAAAGACATCGCCAAAACGCTCGATGCCTTCGTCTTTGGTCATATAGACGGCGCGGGCCACCCACCAAACTTCGTCCCATGTGCGGGCAGGGCTGTGCAAAAAGTCTGTCCAATAGACGTAATCGATGGGGCTGTGCGCCGCATCAATGCGCTCTGTTGGCTCTTTTTGGGTGTTGTAAATCTGAGCCTCGCCTGGCTCTTCTACATCAACGGCGGCCTCGCTTACTTCGGGCTGTTCGTTAACAATTACCGGCTCATATCGAATCCATGCCGTGCCGCGCCCAGGCAGCAATCGGTCTTCCACCACGCCGCGCATGGCTTGGTCAAAGTCGCCAAATTGGAGGGTTTCGTACTCCATCACCCGTTCCAACATTGTGGATGCCAACCGACCTACGGGGTCTTGATCCATGTATCGGCGGGAAACTTCGGGCTTAGCCTGCCTGCCGTATAGCGCAGGAAACAGCACTTGGATATTTGACCACAGAATGTTGTAGCGCACCCTGGGCATTTCTACCGCATCGCGCTCATCCCGATAGCGCTTGATGATCTTGTGCCCGCGCTTTTCCCACTTTTCAAAGACCTTTTGCGCGGCCTCTATTTGGTCGTGCCAATACGGGCCAGGGTCATCGCCCTCGTATGCACCCATTTCTTCGTAGGCCATTAGTCGCCCGATGCAAAGAAGAATGTCACATCTAGCGTACCGCCCTCAGTTGCGTGTAGGCTTGAGCCGACATTGGCAGGGAACCGGTGAAAGCCAATGGC